GGCGGAACTTCTTATCCGCGTCAACAACGCGCTTGAAGCTTAGCTCGGACTTGGCCTTCCACTTCTGCTCGTTCTGTGCATCCCAGTCGAGCGCGAAGGCCTCTGCGGTCGCCCACTCAAGGATGAAGTGCTCGCCGTGAGGGTTTTGGCATAGCCAATTGCTGTCCCCTGGTGTCACGAGATTGGCGAAATATTGATACACGGGGATTTGGATACGGTACTCGCCATCGGGCCAATCGCTCAGCCCATCGGGCAGAGGGTAGACGCCAAACTGCGCATCGTTGTTGAGGACAGTTGTGGGGGGCGCGAGCACGATGATGGCCGGGAAGCTGTAATCGCCTTCGGTGTAGGTGCCGTAGACACTGCGCTGGTCGGGCGCAACCTCGATGAACCGCACGCTACCATCCGTATACCGCACAAAGGTGGGGGATTGGGAGGTCGCAAACTCCTTAAAGCCGCCAGGAAGGCCCATGTTGAGCGTAAAATTCGTAATGCTCGTGCCCTGGCCCGGGTAGGTAAATAGGGGTGGCTGCGTGGGGTTCGCGGGCGCACCGTTCTGCAATATGCGGTTGGAGTATTGCGTGTAGGCATAGAGGGTTTGCTCCATGCACTTGAAGTTGTGACGGGACTGGAGTTCGAACATTGCCTCATTGACAAGCTGCGGCACCTCGGCCAGGACGGTCGGGGGCAGGTCAATGACACGGGACTGGACCCGGGATTGTAGCTCGCTGTATATACCTACCATGGGCCTTATAAAAAATAGGAGGGCAACTGCCCTCCCTATATAGTTACGCGCGTGCCCTTGCCCTATTTCTTGACTGCGGGCTTAGGGGGTTCTGCCTTAGGGGACAAGTGATCGAGAAGGATCGTAGCTTGTTCCTTGGAGATGGGCGTTTTGTGGAGAAGATTGCCTTCTGGATCGTGGACGTTAAAGCGCCCCAACCCAATATCCATGATCTTGAAGCCGCCGCGCTCAGCCGAAACTTTGGTTTTGGCCTCGCCGAAGCCCGCCAACACAGCGTCTTGGGCCTCCTTAAGCGCGACTTTGATCTTGTGGTCGCGGCCCAGCTTCTCAGTATCGAAGCCCGCCGCTGCCGCTAACTCCTCGGGGACCGTATTCCCATGCGCATCGTAATATACGCCTGGGTCGTCACAGTACATGTACACGTCCATGTTGAGAGTTGGATGCGTACGCATCCAGACGCCTCGATCAAGATCGATGCTGAAGACCATATCGTTCTCCTAGTTAGACGCTTACGACCAGTTGCCGACTAGATTGCTGACCAGTGGCTGGACGAAGATATAGCTGCCCGCCAGCAGGCTGGGGGCCGCGCCAGGGGCCGCACTGTAGGTCACGCTGGGGATGAACGTGCCGCCTGCGTTCACCTTCAGCACACCGTAGAACGCGATTTCTTCGTTACCGGCAGCGGCAAGCGTTGGAGTAGCTGTGACGTTCGAAGCAGAGAACATCGCACCTGACAAACCGCCAGTGGCCGGGTTCGCGTTGGCTGATGTGGCTTGGCCGTAGATGGTATATGCGATGTAGGTGTATGTTGCGGTCCCGGCAAAGCTCATGCCGATGGTATGCGAGCTTGTGCCGCTTTCTGAGATAAGGTATTGGCCCTCGAAACCGTACGTTGCGCCAGCCACAAGGGTTAACGCGCCGTTAGCGCTCGTGCCAAACACCTTCTGAACGGTATTGATGTTCTGGAGGGCGAAGGCAGAGGCCTGGACTGCATAAGCCTCAGACGCGACCTGGGTCTGCTGCGCCCCACCAGAGGCATTGCCCGCCATCTGGATGAGGCCAAGGTTAAACTGCGCGTTTAACTGCCGTTGCGCGACCGGGACAGCACCGCTTCCACGGTCTATGACGTTCTGAAGCTCATCTAACTCTAGATCAGCGTCGTAACCGCTTCTGCTACCCATTGTTAGCTCGCGAAACGAGTGAAGTTATCCGTGAGTGACACGCTGCCTGCGACCACACCATCCGGCGAAGTGGCACCGAAGCCATATCCGGACGGCTTGGAGATGGGCAGCAACACGTATTCGATGAAAGCCAGGACCGCGCCAGTAGTATCCGGCGACGTGACTACGTTGATGGCCCATGCCTGACCAGCGGTAAGCTGCAACTGCAACTGGCCACTGACTACGTTGTTGTTACCGACAACACCCAGGGGACCTGCCGCCGCCACTTCCGATGGGATCGCAGCGGTCGTGGTAGATGCTGTGAACGCATCACGGTACGCACCATTGCCTACTGCGATGGTCGTGGTGCCAGTCGTTAAGGTATCGACGGCAGCTTGACCGGCAGACACGCCCGGGCCCGTGCGGAGGAGCAAGTTCAACTGCGTGACGGCTGCGCCCGAAGCCACTGCCGTGGTAGCGACGAAGCCCCACTTCAGCAACCGGACAGGTGCCACGGGGTGGAACTCAGCAATGACGCCAGGAGCACCCGTGATTGTCAGGAAGGTCGTGCTGTTGATCGGGTTAGTCCAAACAACCGATTTAAGAAGCTCATGAAGCATCATGGTAGTGTACCGTCCTTAGGTCGAGGTCACGTGAACGACACGGGACAGGGAAGCCTGTTCCCACGTCAAGAAGGCTTCGATGGTGCCCACCCAACCAATCTCACGGAAAGTGCCAAGCTCCTCGGGGATGCCCGCGCGGATTTCTGGGTCCATAATCCGGACCAAGCCCGCCGCATCTGCACCAAAGAACACTGCCTCGCCCGTGGTCGTGGAGGTGCCCACGAGGTTGGCAAGGGCCTCGAAATGGTTCGTCTCGTAGAGGTCAAAGCCTTCCACAGACCGCAACGCGCCGCTGATAAACGGCTGTTCGGTGTGGAACACTTGCCAATCCTTGTACTCCGGATCGTTCTTGATACCACGAGCCGCGTTATTGCTCACGATGCCGACATAGCGCCCGTTCTTGAACTTCGGGCACTTGAGTGTGCCGTAGAGGTAATCGTGAACGCGCCGAAGGTCCTGCACTGCAAGGTTGCGAGTGCTGGTCGCCGGGGCCACACCGTTGGTAGCGAAGGTGCCGCCTGCGGTCGTGGGCGTGTACTTGATCTGGGTCAAGCGCATCGCATCAGAACCCATCTTGTCCATCGTCAGGGCGATCTGGTCGCGCAACGAGGCCTGGAAGGGGTTCATGATGTCGAAGTAGGTGAGGTTCTTTTCGAACTCGGTCACGGGGATTTTGAAGCCCCACTGTGACACTGCCACCTGCTTGGTCTGGATCGCGGGGCGACCTGACGGCAGACGATCAGTTTCATTAACCCTCGTGGCCAGGGGCAAACGGAGGATGCGGGTGATAGTGACGCTTTCACCCTTCATCTTGCCGTAGCCTGGTTCGGCCCGTAGGAATTTCATGAACTGGGTGTCAGCAATGGCTTGGCGACGGATTTCCGTGCTAAGCGCATGGTTCTTATAAGTGCCCGAAGGGGCGTCGTAGGTCCAAGCCATTTAGCTTTTCAACCTTTGTTCGTGTTAGCTCCTTCGTTCCCTGCGCGAAACTCTCGTTATAAGTAAGCGTCTATGGTTCGACAGGCAAGGGCTTAGCACGGTGCTCCCCACACCACTCTGTGGCCATGGTCTGGGGATAGGCGCACATCTGTGCAATTCCCTGGGGCGCGGCGATGACGAGCGGGGTGGGGGGCATACGGCGGCAGAAGCCCTGCCGCATATCCTTGGGATTGACCTTGAAGTATATGCAGTTAGCGCATGTCTCGTTCATTAGAAATACCCCGTCTTGCGCTGGATCGCTTGGAGGTCCTCAATAAGACCGGGCTGTGGACCCTGGCGCTTACTACCAGGGGCACCAGGAAGCTCCCCAGCACCAAGTACATCAGTGCGCCCATCATCACCATCATCTTCTGTCACCTCTTGCTTGGCTCGGCGTTTGCGGGGGGCTGGGGCCTCGACTTCCTCTTCCTCTTCGACCGGGGACCCAAACACATGGTCATATTCGTCTGTGATTAGTTTGAATAGTTGCTCGGGCTTGGTGAACATGAACTTTTGCACGTCCACGCCCCGCTTAGCCAAGCGGCTAGCTACTTCGCTAGTCGCGAAACGGATGCGGTTATTGTTCTCTGCGTATTCAGGAAACTCGTTCTGGAAGTCTTCCCATAGCGCATCGGGGTCCCCAAGCATCTGGGGTTTCTGCTGCGCGAACGTGTCCATCTCGTTCTTGTACGTGAGGGTGCGCTCGGCAAGGACCTGCCCATACTCTTTGGGATTGCTTACGGGATCGGGGAGGCCCTCAAGATTGAGCTTCGGTGCAGCGCGCGGCTGACTGGGCTCGGTCGAGCGCATGGTGTCGGCCATGGCCGTCTCGCGTTCCTGTTGGTCGAGCCGCTCGTTAATAGCGCCCAAGCGCTCCATAAGATCGGCAACAGAAGGACCTTCCTTCGCACTATTGTCTTGGGGCTGGGCATAGTATTCTTCACTACTCACGATGTGCTCCTCCTGTGGTCTGCGTCTGCTAGTCGATATCATCCTACACTCCTAGGGTGCTTGCTACCCGATGGCTCACCGTTTGCGCGACGTTTACTCTCTGGCTGAAATGGCGAAGCAGCCGCCTGTAGGTGAGCTTTTGCTGCCAGTAGAGTAGGGCTTGGTCGGGGGTCAATTGTCCCTTATCAATAGCTGCGAAGACTTGGTTCTCTAGTGTCGTTTCGAGCTTCGTGATAGCGCTCTCCAGATAAGGGAGAAAGCCTTGGAGCTTGGCGACTTCCCCAAGGCTATCGCTATCCCATAGCTCGTTCATATCCCAATCTTATCGGCCCAGGTCGGAACGAACTCGTTCCCGCCCAGTAGGTTGTTGTTCTGGACCTTGCCTTGGGTGTTGATCCAGAAGAAGAGATTATCGTGGAAGCCCTTCTCGATGATAAGGTCGTAGCCTGAGTTAGCCTCAAGGTCCATGTACGTGATGTGGTTGCTGCCGCCGTTGATCCCGTGAAATCCGTTAATGCAGCCCTCGATAGCGCCGCTCATGTAATCGTTCATGCCGCCGCTCTGGTGCACGAGGCCCGTATCCACACCACTGATGTTGAGAGAGTGGAAGACATTCTTGCTGGCTTCTTGGGATGGGAGCCCAGGCTCAGCGTCCACCACCACGCCAACACCCGTGCGATTGCCGTTCTGTAGATCGCGTTGCTGCACACAAATCCAATAGTCCGTGAGCACGGAGAAGTAGATGTACACCCCTGTCTTGCCCTTGCCCGTGCCCTCGACAATGACGTTGATCTTGCTGCCGTGGATGCTGTGGATGTCCAGCCCGTTGCCGTTCGCGGCTACAATCGTGAAGCCATCGAATATGCAGTTCCACGTCTTTTCAGCGTCGTCCTTGTCGTTTGGGTCAGTGGCTTGGCTTTCGCCGCTCAGCGTCACACCCGTGCCCGGGCCCGTACACTTGAGCACGCACTCGCCGTCCGCAATGATCTGGGTGTTCCCAGGCATGATGAATTTGGGCCAAGCGCTATATGCTAGGGTCCCACCCGTGAAGACATAGCGTGGCCTTGGGCGCGGGGTAGCGACGAGATCGGCAGCCCATTTCGCAAGGCCTGCCGCATTGTCCGTCTTGCCATCCAAGACAAGACCATATTTCGCAACAACGTCAATAGCCATGATTTATCCTCCTGAGGTAATATGACATAGCTTCGTGAGAGCCCGTGATGCTCTACGATAGGTTCACCTTCAGCAAGCGTCCACTCAGACAGTAGAGGCGAGCCTTGCAGCGGTATGGAATGGGTTATCTTTTCCGCCACTGGCCTTATTCCCACCTGTGCGCCCATCCGTAGACCGTGACTTCTTCACGCCAGTCTTGCGGATCATGGTGCGGCCACCAGCACCCGCGTTCTTCGTGCGGCCACCAGCATCCTCAAAGTTGTAGCCTCGGCCCTTGCCTGCCTTATTGCCTTTGCCGGGGCTCTTCGAGCTCGCGTACCTCGGAGTTCCGAAGCGGTTTGGATCAGCCATGTCTTAGGTCCTTTCTCAGTATGGTCTTGGTAAAGGGGTTGCTACGGTCCTCAGCCAGCAGATGGCGGTTCTTGTCTCGGAAAGATAGGCCCTTGCCTTTGCGCGTGCCACCCGCGTCGGGGTGATGGTAGTGGTGATGGGGTTTGCTGTGGGGCGTTACGCGTGGGCCTGTACTGTCATGCGCCTTGACGGGGCCGCGTTTGTTTGGGTTCTTGGCCTTGGCGCGGGAGTATAGCGGCAGGTCACTGTCATATCGCATCCGCGTCATTTGAATGGGTTCCGGCCCTTGACCCGGTTTAGGCGTGGGTTGCGTTTATGTGCCGCTTTGCTAGCCCCACGGGTCTTGCTGGCTAGGATTGCGCCTGCGGTCTTGGCTGAGTAGCCCTCACCTTCGATCTTCTTCTGGACGGCCTTAAAGCCAGGGTGCTTGCTCATTTGAAGGGGTTCCTGGCGTGGCGCTTGGGCTTCTGGCCCTTGGCCCGGGCGTTCGCAGTAGCAATAGCCTCGCCCTCGGGAACGCCGCTGCGCAGCATCGCATTGGCCATGCGGGATGCCTTGGCAGCGCTCTTGCCCTTGAGCTTATGGTTATGGCGACTGGCGAACGATGCCGGGGTCCAGGGCATTAGTCGCCTTTGTTTTTGCCGTCGCGATAGTTGCCCTCGCGGGAGTTCTGCACATACTGGCGCTCGTTGCCTGGGCGCGTCTCGCCTTCCTCTTCCCAGGGCTGGGGCTGATAGGAGAAGTTCTCGCCATCGCTATCCTGGGCGGGGTCGCTGTTGGGCAGGTCGCGGTGCTTCTGCTCGTCAACGGGGACGGATTGAAGCACATAGTCCCATGGGCCATCTGTCTCGCCATCCCACTTCCACTCGTTATGGGCGGGGCCCCATTGGCCAAGGTTCTTTGTGCAAGAACCCCATTCATCCAACTTCTTACCTTTAGCCATAACTTGGCGCTCCTTGTGGCTGGGCCTGCTTAGGTCCCTGGTTATTCGTGCCCATAGCCTTGCCCATTCCATTCACCGCACGTTGCGCCCCGACACTTCCGCCCCGGGACCCTTGACCTCCTGGCCCAGCCTGCTGGGCCGCTTGCTGCATTGGCGCGGCAGCCTGCTGCATCAGCTTTTCCCGCTCGGTCGCTTTGAGCTTGGAGAAGTCGATCCCGCTAAGCTCCATCATCTTATCGAGGAGCTTTTGCATGGGAACCTCTTGGAAGAACGCTTGGGTGAGGTTCGGGTTTGCGCCAATGACCTGTAATATAGTCATAAGGCTTTTCATTTGCTGGGCGCGGTAGATGGTGTTGCTAATGCCCCTGGCCTGGAAGGTGAAGGGGCGTTTGACGAAGGCTTTGCGATTGACGTAGAGCGCTTTCCACATGTCCTCGCCGACTGCGGCTTGGAGGCGCTCGTCGTTCGCCTTGAGGTGCTGGAGCCCGGTCTTCCACACAAGGTCTAGTGTTGGGTCCAGCCACCGGGTTTCCACAGTCTGCGCCACCGCACGTATGATTGCGCTAGAGCCCTGTTGAGTTGCGTTAATCTCAGTGGCACTTGTGCGAGACTTCGGCGCAAACTGTCCCAAACCAATCTCATTGGTGCCGCTCGCTTCTGTAAGTTCGTTCTTGAGCATTGACCACATGTCCAAGCCCTCTTTGCTGAGCGTCCCTAGCTCAAGCTTCTGGGCGAACATCTTGGGGTCAATGCCATCCTCAAGAAGGAAGATTTTGTTTGGGGTTACGCCGCTGGCGACTTGCTCGGGGTTGAGCAAGGCCCCGGGCGCTATGGCCCAGGCGTTTAGGGAAGCAGCAAAAGCCGCATCGAGTAGGAGATTAGTAAGCTCAGTAAAGGACGTGGCGACGGAAGCGAAGTCTTCCATATATGTGCGCCCGTACACGCTAAGGGGGGTAGGTACGAGGGGCGTGTACACCATCCAATCCTGTCCATGCCAGAAGGGGTTCTTCTCTGGCCCTCGGATAAGAAATTTTTGATTTGCCACCACACAGAGGGATCGCTCTGCGATAACTTTGCCGGTGTTATCGACCACTGTAGCAATGTATTCGTCAAGAGTAATAGGCGCGCGTGGTGAGGATGTATATACGCCATGCCCTGCCATCTCCGCTTTGTACACCATGTCGTAGAGCGTGAGAGAGTTGATGAGGCTCTCCATATTGCCCAGCTTCCAGATCGAGCTTCCCTTCTTATCGACCTGCTTCATCATTGTTTGTAGTTCGTGACGGTCGATCTCGATCCGGCGCACACGATACATGTTTCGGCCTGTGTGGTCGAGCCACACAAAGCGCGGGTCCACACTTTCAATCGCGACACGGCCTTGAGGAACGTCGTTCTTCCACGTCACGACACTCGACATGGCCATGATAGCGCCCAGCTTGCACTGCTCTTCGAACACCGCACTGAATGGGATAATCTGGCCGGAGGATGAGCGCCCGCATTGTGTGAGCAGCACGTCCGTTACGTCTTGGACTGCTTGGGCTAGGTCGCCTTCCGCATCGGCTGGGTCAACGACATTGTAGAAGCCTTCGGGGATTGCGATAAGGGCCTCTTTCATCGCGGCTGCGAACCTGTCCACGAACGCGGGCACCTCGGGCATAGTCTCTTTGGCTTGCCACTGGGCCTTCTTGCTGAAGTCGTAGCGGTTCCAGTAGAGGTTTAGGTTTGCGCGCCATTTGTCTTCGCGCGGGTTGAGGCCGCTCTTGCGGTTGGTGTCGCTTTCGTTCCAGTAACCTTGCAACGCCATGACCATCTCCAAGTCCTCAGGGGACTGGGTACGGGCCATGTTGTCTAGCTCATGCTCAATGGCTTTGCTGGCGTCTAGGCCAACCGCACCACCATCGAAGGTTACTGGAAACTTGCTAACCACGGTCAATATCCTTTATGCCGTGCCAGAGGTATCGCCAGGTGCCATGGATAGACAATCCTTAACCGAA